GTTTGGTTGCAAGACCAATTTGAGGACTGGAAAATTAATCATTGGAAAAGTGTATGGAGTTATAATTATAAAGATGAGCTCCGCCCTATTGGCAAAAATCATCGAGGTATCATTTCTTTGCCTATTGACAAGTTGTATATTGAATCTCGTCTTTATGGTAAACAGAATAAAAACTTTTATGCTCATTATTTAGTTACTTATAGCGCCGTTGGTATGCCTAATACTAAAGGTGCTTGGAATATGATGCATCAAAAGCTTGCTATTTTCTTGCATGGCTGGGATCTTGATTTTAACAAATTTGATTCCGGTATGTTTGAATTACTTATTCGTGGTGCCTCAACCGTTCGAACTTCTGGTTGGTCCGATTATGTGCTTAGGGAATTTAACCCGCACATACAAGCTTTGCTTGACGAACACATTAATTCTATTGTCATGTTGCCTGATGGAACCTTATGGGAAAAACAGGGAGGCAATGGTTCTGGTGTTGGTGAGACTACCGTACGTAACACATTAGTTAATGATCTCCTTATGAATTACTGTTATATTAAACTTAATCTATCCCATACTTATCAAGATTTTCAAAAAAATGTTCGTATGTTACTATATGGTGATGATAATATTAATACTCATGACATCGAAAATTGTTTTTTTAACTTTGACGATGTGGTTAAGATATTATTTGATGATTTTGGTTTTAATTGTACTGGCAGTGGTGATACTACTTTGGATGAATTATCTTTTCTCGGTGCTACTTTTGGCTCCTTTAATGGGGTCAAAGTACCTATTTATGATGCTGAGAAAATGGCTCATAGCGCTGTGTTTACTGAAAGAAAGAGCGGTGCTGATGTTACTTATCAGCGTCTCTGTTGCTTGCGTGCATTAAATATATTCAATCAAGAATTTGTAGATGCTTGTGACAAATCCCTAGATGAGTTAGAAAGAGCAGGACTTGTTTCTGAACTTGATAAATCAAATAGGAAGAGTTCCACATATATTAAAAATTATTTTGTGGACTTAAATTTATTACATAAAGATATTGTTGAATTTGAAGGGTTGCACGAAATGAAAGCCCTTTTAAAAAGTATGGAGGGGATCTCTATACTTAAAAACTTGCAAGCTAAAAATAGCAAGCAACAATCTGATAATAAAAAACAAAATATACAAGTCCAACAGCCACGTGCTGCTAATGCTAAAGGTTACCCACCGTGTTTCATTGAATACCAGGGCCAACTTTATGCTAAAACTTTTCCAACTCATCAAAATGAGGTGGTTGTTGTTGACAAAAAAAA